TTGGAGCTACTTCTGTTCAAATTGGAACTGGTAGCACAATTGGATCAACAATTACGCAAGGACTTTTAGTTACATTTAGTACAAGAACTAATGCAACAAAACTGAAAATTGATCTTCCAAGTGGATTTGTTGGTGTGATTACTGATGGTTCTAATGGTGTTGGCGTAATCAGTTCATTCACATCACAATTTGGAGATGTTCTTCTTCGTAATGTTGGTGGTGCAGGAACCACTGGATCAGTTGGTATCGGAACAAGCACACTTACAGTTACTCCCTGATACTAAATGATTTTTAATGAATTGAATGAGGATAATTTCCTTTTATTTGCAATTAAACATTATGAAAATCCTCAGGCAGTAACCAGAGAAGATTTTGATAAGGATTTGAATCATTTCAAATATATCAAAAGACTTTTGAAAAGATATAAGAATAATGGTGAGCTAAAAACTCACCTTCTTCTTAACCATTTTATCATTCTTTATAATGTATTTGGTGAAGCAACTACACCTATGCTCTTCTTTAAAATTGAAAAAGATCTTTGGTCTTCAATGAAAAGTTTTGTTATATTTCTTGGAAGATTTCCAGAGTATCCAAAATCTTCAATTCACGATATTGAAGTTGATGTCAATTGTCTTTCCAAACTCTACAAAATCTACAATGGAAAAGAAGAAACTTGATTGGATAATTGGCATTGTTAGGGAAGAGATGATGTCAGCTAATGCTGCCGGTCAATCTGGGGGATTTGGTGCAGATGCTCCTGCTGCAGGTTCTAGAGCAGGAATATCTCCTGTGATGGGTATGATCAAAAGAAAGAAACCTCATATCAAATTACCACCTGGTTCTCGCAAAAGATGGATGGTTGATAAATAATTCTACCGACTTATATTTGCAAAGTGCTTTTCACTTAAACCCATACTTTGCTCTAGAACAATGTCAGAAGAAATCGTAAAAGTTGCTGTACTAGAACAAAAGTTTGCTGACTTTGCAAATATAGTCAACAAATTGGATGATGCTATTCAAAAATTAAGCGAAGTTAATACGAATGTGATTAAGATGCTTGCGGTTCACGATGAAAAAATTGAGTATCAGCAAAGAACTGATGACTTACTTCTTAAAATGATAGAACATCTGAAAGAAGAGAATGAAAAGGAGCATCAAAAATCTGGAGAAAGAATGTCTGATTTGGAAGATAAAGTATCTGAAATTTCAAAAATCAAATGGATGACTGTTGGATGTGGAATTTTACTAACAATATTAACCACTGCAATTTCAACACTTGCCTCTGGATGGTGGACTCCAAGTGAAATGCATCAAATACGAGAGGGACAGTTTCGTCAACAACCAGAACCATCTAATCTTCGCTAAAATAAATAAAGGAGTGTTGGCATTCGGCCAATGAAAACTCAAAAGAAACCGACACTCTATTCCCTTCAAAAACTTACCAATTCTGTCATCAAATGGACTGGAATAATCACCAGTTTCTGTATTGACAAATTGCAATAGTCTGATAGAATAATGAGACCTAACTGACACCTCATTATGGATTATGTTGATGTTAAGTACATCAATTTGATATCTTCTCGCCTTCAAAAATTTAAAAAGGTAAAGAACAATCTTTATAATTTTCGTTGCCCTATTTGTGGAGATTCTCAGAAAAACAAGAATAAGTTGAGGGGATATCTTTATCAGGTTAAAAATAACACTAATTTTAAGTGTCATAACTGCGGTATAAACATATCGTTTAATAATTTTCTAAAACAACTTGACATAGAGATTCATAAGCAATATTCTTTTGATAAATTTAAAGAAGGGCATACTGGTAAGAATTTTACAGTAGAAGAACCCAAATTTGAATTTAAAGTTCCTGAGTTTAAACCAAAACTTGATTTGCCCAAAGCATCTGAAAATCCAAGTTCATCTGGATATCTACAGGGTAGAAAACTGGATCCAAATAAATTTTATTATGCAGAAAAGTTTAAAGAATGGACAAATTCTCTTAAACAAACCTTTGAGAGTACCAAATATGATGAACCGAGGATTATCATTCCCATCTTCTATCAGAACTCTCTCATAGGATTTCAGGGAAGAGCAGTCGGTCCAAACAAGGTTAAATATATTACTGTGATGCTCTATGACGATGCCCCAAAAATATACGGTCTTGATGAAGTGCAAAAGGATCAAACTGTTTACATCACCGAAGGTCCTTTTGACTCAACATTTATTTCAAACGCGATTGCTCTTTGTGGAGCTGATGGTGATGTTAGTAAGTGGGGGATTAGCAATCCTGTGTGGATATATGATAACGAACCACGTAATTCAGAAATCCTATCAAGAATTTCCCGTGTTATCGAAATGGGACAAAAAGTTGTCATCTGGCCTTCGACAATAAAGGAAAAGGATATTAATGATATGGTTCTTTCTGGACAAAATGTTCAGGAAGTGATAGAATTAAATACATATTCTGGTTTAGAAGCAAAACTAAAATTCACTACTTGGAAAAAGATATGAGTAACGGTCTTAAAGTTAAAAAGCGAAACGGGCATGTTGAGCAGATAGATCTTGATAAAATGCACATCATGGTTGATGAGGCATGTAAGAATCTTGCCGGAGTTTCTGCATCACAAGTTGAAATACAATCTGGTATTCAATTTTATGATGGAATTACTACATCAGAAATCCAGGAGATTTTGATTCGCTCTGCATCAGATTTGATTGATTTGGAGCATCCGAATTATCAGTTTGTTGCTGCCCGTTTGCTTCTTTTTTCTATTCGTAAGCAACTTTATGGGAAGATGCAAGAACTTCCTCATCTTGAAACTCATATCATGGATTGTGTTTCTGCAGAAGTCTATGATAGTGACATTTATAATAAGTATTCTAAGGAAGAAATTGAGTCTGCAAACGCTTTTATTCGGCACGATAGAGACTATTTGTTCACCTATGCTGGTCTTAGGCAGGTTGTTGATAAGTATCTTGTGCAAGATCGTAGCACCGGCGGAGTATATGAAACTCCCCAGTTCATGTATATGATGATTGCTCTGACTATCTTTGCAGAGTATCCTAAGGAAACCCGTCTTTCATACGTCAAGAGGTATTATGACGCAATCTCAAGGCACAGAATCAACATTCCGACACCAATCATGGCAGGGGTGCGAACACCCCTTCGTCAATTTGCATCTTGTGTTCTCGTTGATGTTGATGACACCCTCGATAGTATCTTTAGCAGTGATATGGCTATTGGTAGGTATGTCTCACAGAGGGCTGGTATCGGTATCAACGCAGGTAGAATCCGTGGTATCAACTCTAGGATCCGAGGTGGAGAGGTACAACACACAGGCGTTATCCCCTTCCTTAAGAAGTTTGAGGCAACTGTCAGATGCTGCACACAAAACGGTATCAGAGGTGGTTCTGCTACAGTTCATTTTCCTATCTGGCACCAAGAAATCCAAGACATTCTAGTTCTCAAGAACAATAAAGGAACCGAAGATAATCGTGTTCGTAAGTTGGATTACTCTATTCAAATTTCAAAGTTATTCTATGAAAGGTTTATTCAAGATGGTGAGATTACGCTTTTCTCCCCACATGATGTACCTAGACTTTATGATTCTTTCGGAACAATTGAGTTTGACTCTCTTTACATTGGATATGAAAACAATCCGTCCATTCAAAAGAAAACTGTCAAGGCACAGGAACTTATTCTTAGTCTCCTCAAAGAACGTGCTGAAACGGGTCGTATCTACATCATGAATATTGATCACTGCAATACTCACTCATCCTTCAAGGATAAGGTTGAGATGAGCAATCTGTGTCAAGAAATCACTCTACCGACATATCCAATTCAACATATTGATGAAACAACAGGTGAGATTGCTCTTTGCATTCTTTCTGCTATCAATGTTGGTAAAGTAAAATCTGATGATGAACTGGAAGAACTATGTGAACTTTCTGTTCGTGGTTTGGAGGAGTTGATTGACTATCAAAAGTATCCTGTACTTGCTGCAGAAGTTGCCACAAAGGCACGTCGTTCTCTTGGTGTAGGTTTTATTGGTCTGGCTCATTATCTTGCCAAATTGGGATTCAAATATGATTCTCAAGAATCCTGGGATGCGGTTCATGGGCTTTCAGAATCCTTTCAGTATTATCTTTTGAAGGCATCTAATCAAATTGCTAAAGAGAAAGGGCATTGTGAATATTTTGGACGCACCAAGTATTCCGATGGTATTCTTCCTATTGATACCTATAAGAGAGATGTTGATGAGATTTGTGCTGTGCCTCTTCAGCACGACTGGGAGGCACTCCGAGCATCTATCCTAGAACATGGACTTAGGCACTCCACCCTGTCGGCACAGATGCCCTCAGAGAGCAGTTCTGTCGTCTCTAACGCAACCAACGGCATCGAACCTCCTCGTGGTTTCTTGTCGATCAAAAAGTCTAAGAAAGGACCTCTGAAGCAAATCGTTCCACAGTATCAAACTCTTAAGAATAATTATACTTTATTATGGGATATGAAGAGTAATGATGGGTATATTAAAGTTGTTGCAATGATGCAGAAGTTCTTTGATCAGGCAATTTCTGGTAACTGGAGTTACAATCCAGAGAACTATCCTGACAATGAAGTTCCAGTTTCAATTATGGCAAATGACTTCTTGACTACATACAAGTACGGGTGGAAAACTTCTTATTATCAGAATACCTATGATATTAAAACTGATGAAGTGGAAGAAGAAAAGAAACCCATTTTAACTGAGTTACTCAATGAGTTAAGTAAAGTAGATGAAGGAGAATGTGAGTCCTGTGCAGTTTAAAATTTCTTCCGCAGAGGAGCATCAGATGCAAGTCAAGGGAATGACGGTCTTCAATACTGAAGAAGTAGATACTAAAAAACAACCCATGTTTTTTGGAAAACCTTTGGGGGTTCAGAGATACGATTCCTACAAGTATCCTATATTTGAAAAACTTACTACTCAACAACTTGGATATTTTTGGAGACCCGAAGAGGTGTCTCTACAAAAAGATAGGGGTGATTATCAAACTTTAAGAAGTGAGCAAAAGCACATTTATACCTCAAATTTGAAGTATCAAATCATGCTAGATAGTGTGCAAGGTAGAGGTCCAGGATTGGCATTTTTGCCATACTGTTCTCTTCCAGAATTGGAAGCATGTATGACAGTATGGGAGTTTATGGAGATGATCCATAGTCGCTCTTATACCTACATTATTAAAAACATTTATTCAGACCCTTCTGAAGTGTTTGATACAATTATTGGCGATGAGCGCATTCTAGAACGTGCTAAGAGTGTTACAGAATCATATAATGATTTTATACAATCAGCTCAAGAATATGGATCATCCAATGCCTGGATGTATCAACTTGAAGGAGTTCCCTTAGCCAAAGATACACTTAACGATGTTAAAAGAAAACTCTATAGAGCAATTGCAAATGTTAACATTCTTGAAGGTATTCGGTTTTACGTTAGCTTTGCTTGCAGTTTCGCCTTTGGCGAACTTAAGCTTATGGAAGGATCAGCTAAAATTATTAGTCTCATCGCACGAGACGAAAATCAACATCTAGCACTTACTCAGAATATTCTGAATAAGTGGAGAGAAGGTGATGATCTTGAAATGCAGCAAATTGCAAAGGAAGAAGAAGAGTGGACTTATGCAATGTTTGATCGTGCTGTGAACGAAGAAAAGAGATGGGCAGATTATCTGTTCAAAGACGGTAGCATGATCGGATTAAACGATAAACTTCTTCAGCAATACGTTGAATGGATTGCAAATCGTAGATTGAAAGCAATTGGACTCAAACCAAAATACGATATTTCCGCAAATAACAACCCCCTTCCTTGGACACAGCACTGGATTTCCTCTAAAGGTCTCCAGGTGGCTCCCCAGGAAACCGAAGTAGAAAGTTATGTAGTTGGTGGAATCAAACAAGATGTGAAAAAAGACACATTCAGTGGGTTCAAACTCTGAATCCGTTATAGATAGGGAAGAGAAATCTTCCCTATTTTTTATGATTGACATCACAGATATTTACGCTTTAAAGGCAAAAATTTATAAACTTAAACATAAGGTTAACGAAGAAATTGTTTTTTCAAATGATAAATTAGTAGTCAATAAATATCTGAATAAAGTGTTAGATTATATTGATGAGTTACGATAATCCTTGGATTTATGATGGAAAACTTTTTGACTCGGATCAAATCCAAGATTACTATGGGTTTGTATATCATATACGAAATAACCATAATCACCGCTGTTATATTGGTAGAAAGTACCTATGGCAATTTAGAACGCCGAAAGGAAAGAGTAGAAAAGTAAAATCGGAATCAGATTGGAAAAATTATTATGGATCTTGTCCGGAACTTAAAGAAGATATTGAAAAATATGGCAGAGAAAATTTTAGTAGAACTATCTTGTCATTACATAAAACAAAGGGCAAAACAAACTTTGAGGAGACACGACAACTCTTTGCGAACAATGTCCTCACGGAAGCACTTGACGACGGAGTACCGGCATACTACAATAGCAACATCCTCTCCAGGTACTTCCGAAAAGATTATTATGGCAACAAAGATTGAACCAGTAGTTCAGGTACGTGATTGGGCAATTGAAAGAATTCAATCTGCGGAAAATTATGAGATTGACGTTGCGATTTCAGAAGAATTTTTAGAGTGGTTGGATCCGGATGATACCGAAGAATTGGAGTATTTTTCTTTGGAAATGGTGGAAGATTATGGCGATCAGGAAATTGATGTAAAGTGATGATTCCTTGACAATTCATAAATAATCACTTATAATGTTTAAGCAATCGTTAAAGGATTGCTTTTTTAGTATGAGATTTTGAGTGCGATTAGAGCCGTGGAAGATGCCCTTCGAGAGTTGGGTATACCCCTCTTCTATACGGATGTAGAGTTCTATTTTTTTAAATGCGTTTATTCAGTTTACTTCTTGCTTTTGGTTTTGTCGGTGTAGCACCCGTAACAGCAAAAGCAGCATCCCCGGCAAGTTCATGCAGTCTTGCTTCTAACTATGGTGTGGGGGATGGATATAATGGGCAGACAACTGCCAATGGCGAAAGGTTCAATGCATACGGTTATTCGGTAGCACATCGTTGGCTGCCATTTGGAACCAAACTTAGAGTGACAAATCAGGCAAATGGTAAGTCAGTGGTTGTGCGTGTAAATGATAGGGGTCCTTTTGTTGGAGGAAGAGATCTTGACTTGTCCTACGGGGCGTTTGTGGCAATTGCGTCTCCGGGACAAGGAGTTGCTAATGTCTGTTATACTACTGCCTAACAGATAAATATGGGAGGTTCACTACCTCCCTTTTTTTATAAATAATTGAAAAGTATTTGTAAAATGAACGCACAAGAATTTCGCAATCTTCAAGAAGCATATATGGAAGTTGTTGAGGGATTTCGAGATCTTCCTGTAGAAAAAATGAAAGAAAAGGAATCTTCCTTAAGGTCTAAAAATACAGATAGTGGTGAAAGAAGACGTTCAAATATTGAAAACGTTAGAACTAATATTGGAAAAAGTCAAAAAACGCAAAGTTTTGGTGGTAGATCTGGTAGTGAAACTGCAAAAAAAACTTCTGCGAAGCATCATGCATCATCATTTTTGAGACATAAACCATATTCTCCTCAAGATACTCCAGAAAAACCAGACCATAAAAATCACCCAAATATGTATATTAAAAGAGGTGCTGAAGCGAAAGAAAGACATCTTAAACAAAGAGAGGGTAGGAAAAGAATTCAACAAGAAAGTTATGACCTCTACGACATCATTCTCTCACACTTACTTGATGAAGGTTATGCTGAAACACCAGAAGCAGCAGAAGCAATTATGGTCAATATGAGTGAAGAATGGAGAGATGATATCTCTGAACTTTATAAGGGTAAGCATGGCCAATCAGAAACTGAATATCAAGCAGGGCGTTCTGATGCAGGTAAGAGAGTTTCTGGTGATGAAAATACCGGCCCCAGACATTACGCATTAGGTCGCTCTGCTAGACCAGATGCCCCAACTAAACCAGGAGAAAAACCAAAAAATACTCCAAAATTGGCAAATTGGGAAAAGGATGATATTCAATATCGCAAAGCAAATCTGAAAAAATAATATAAGTGAAGTTTGACTTTCAATTTGGAAAGAAACCAAAGACTATTTTTAGATATGCAATCATCGGAGTAGTATTTACTTCTTTGGTAGCAGGAGTATCTCAATGCACTCATATTCCAGAAGAGAAGATTTATGATATAGTGGATCAAGTTCAAAGAAAAATACCTGGAAAACCTTTGAATGATTATATTATCAATGATCCGGTGCTCTTGGATCGTAGAGTGCATCGGGATGTGAACAGAGCAATCAGTGATTATGAACGCTTGACGGGCGACGATGGGAGTGCTATGATAAGGGGACCGAAGTTGGTTGAGAAACCACCAGACGGTAGCAAAGCACAGGAACTACTTGGTGGTGAAATGCGTCTTTGTGCTCCTTGGGTTGACGACTGCCCCAAAGAGTGATGGGTAGGTGTCCGAGTGGTTAATGGAGGCGGACTGTAAATCCGCTGGCTCTGCCTACGGGGGTTCAAATCCCTCCCTGCCCACCTTGGGTCAATAACTCAGTTGGTAGAGTAGCGGGCTTTTAACCTGTAAGTCGTGAGTTCGAGTCTCACTTGACCCATTGACAATCAAATCCATAACTGGTATGATTGTCTTATGGGCACGTAGCATAATGGATAATGCATCATCCTTCTAAGATGTTGATTGCTGGTTCGAGTCCAGCCGTGCCCGTTGACAATTTGGAGTTTATCTCTTATAATTGTCTCATTGCGAAATTA